CTGCCTTTAGTATGTCCGTTAAATTCACGCTATATATTATTTTTACAAAAGTAACAAATTTTTATGCTATACAACCCACCCTCTTTTCGGTTTCGCATATTTTGTGTATATGGCATACCTCATAGAGTCCATTAAGTGATCTCGAAACTTTACAGGTTCATCAAGTGTATTGCCATCCGCATCGGTCTTCCACTTGTAGTTTTTAATCTCATCAAGCAAATCTAAGGACTCTGACCTGATATGCAAAGGAAAAGATTTTACCTTATTGATTCCTGCATAAACATCCTTCACAGCACTCTTCAAGTTAAATCCTGCCTTATTCACCTCCGAGATGGTTTTCGGTTCAGCAGGGTCGGCATATATCTCTGAATTTCTATCTAAGCCTAGTGACCTCATCCTGTCAATTAGTAACGCAGTCGACATTTTTGTATCGTAGATTAATTGGTCGACAAATAACTCGCCATCAAAGTTCTTAACCCTAACAAGGGCTGTTTGGTTGTTAAAGCCAAAGTCAAGTCCGTAAAACACATCTCCTCCATCAGGGAAGTTCCTTCTTCGCTTCCAATGGGTATAAATGGTCGCTTGGGATATTGCTCTTTCTCCTAAGCCATAAACTCTCCAATATTCATGGTCGGCTGATTTAAGCCTCTCAATCTCCTCTATGATACCCTTTTCTAAAAATGGGTTGTCTAGGTAAGTCGTAATCGTAAAGTCGGCATCTTCTCTCGGAACAACCTTATCGTAAATCCAGGAGTAGTAATCCGAAGGGTTATAGTCAATTACTATCTTTTCGGTTGTACGAAGGGACAACTGCATCCAAGATTCGTAGTTTACCTCATTCGCCTCGTTTATAAATAGATAATTACGCTTTCGACCTCTAATCTTCTGCGGTTGGTCAGTAGAAACAAACTCTACGACATTCCCACCCAAAAAGTATATGTTCTCCGTCTTGTTGTGCTTCTCCTCGCTATAAAGCCCATATTTAGACAAAATCTCAATAAAGTCACGCATTACCGAACCTTTGATGGACGGAAGTGAGCTACGACATATTGTCAGCGTCTTTCCTTTTTCTTGGAGCAGTTTAACGATAAACCATGTAAGTACATTGTATGTCTTACCTGATCTCGTTCCTCCTTGCATGATGGAAATCCTCTTCTGTGAGTTTTGCAGTATTTCGAAGACTACGTTTGTGGTAACGTTCATAGAAAAAATTTTAAAAAATAGGTCTAAAGTTTACCAATAGAAAACTTTTGGTTTTATAAGAAGGTAGGTGGGTCTATGCACTTTGCTATTTTAAGCCCCATTTAAGCCTTTCAATTATTAAATGAACACATAGTACTACACATAGGGTTAAAAGCCCTAGAATCGCCTTAAAATGCGAAATAAAGGCATTGTAGCTATTCCTCATAGTCACCGTCTTCATTAATATCCAATAATTCCCCTTTATCATGGTTATAAAGTGGGATTTCATCACTTTCTCCTGCCTTGTAAGCAGGTACGACCATTCCTGGTTCAGTTTGCGTATCAAAGTTGATTATCTCACCTTGTGGTAACGCTTTGTGCTCATCTCCGTCTATTTGCTTCATAATATCTCCAATTTGATTCGGTTTAACTACGTTGACTGTAATTTGCTTAACCACATCTCCTTCATGAGCAACCTCAGTCTTCTCGATATATCCTCTTCTCTTACCTCTAGTCTTAAGCAAGAACATGGTCGCTAAGGTATCACCCCTAGCAATCCTCTCCATTAACTTTTGTTCGCCAAAGTCAAGCATTATCTCCTCAGGCTCGATTTCAGCCAATCTCTTAGCAAACTCAGGATCATCCTTCAACCAAGTCTTATACTGCGTCCTACCGACTCCAGAAGCCTCACAAGATATGGTGATATTGCCGAAGTTCTCCTTATAAGCTATGATAAAAGCCTCTTTAGCTATTTCTTTGAATTGTGCGTTCATATTAGAATCCTCGTTTTAGTATTCGACATATCCTACGCAATCCTCTAGTCTTAGCAGCTCGTTTAAGCATTCTTCTTCCTCGTTTGATCTGTTTAATGGCATAAGCTAGTGTAACGTAGTAATTCATGTCAAATGTTTAAAAATGTTAAAATCATTGTTTTATATCAGAATTTTGGGGGGCACAAGGATGCAGTAGGGTAGGGGACGCTAAAAAACAGGGTAGGGGGTAGGGTGGGGGAGTGGTATCCCCTATCACTTAACATAATAAATATTATACGCTGTTTGCTCTCCCCTATTTGGTGGATCATTTTGGTTGGTTTGGTCACCAAAGTTAGTAAGTATTATTTAATGATTGGAAAGTGACTGAAATGGCAAAAGTAAAATCCAGGTGAACTATTATATTAATATACTACCTATAATATAATTAGTAAAGTACTTATATTATTATAATACTTATACTATTATTAATATAATATTAAATTATGAATTAAACAATGGATAATATTATATAACTAATTCAATGGTGCAACATTGAATAAATATTTTAAAATAACTTACAATTATTTACAATTATTTAAAAATGTTTCAATATCTTTATTCTGCATTATAAAACAAAATGCATATTAAACATGGAAAACATTACACAATTCTTATTCCCGATTCAGTTAGTATTGTTCGGGGCGTTCTTATTCTTTGTAGGAAAACTTATTTACTTAACCATTAAAACAAAATTATCATGAATCAAGTAATTACATTGGGTGAATTCATTTTAATCGTTCTTATCTGTTATCCCTTAGTCATATTCGGGAAAACATTAATAGAACATATTAAGAATAAATAAAACTATTAAACACAACACAACATGGAAAACACAACACAAACAGAATTTAGACAATCAATTTTAAAATTGAGAAACATTGTCGAACTTATCAATGAATCAATTGATAAGGGGTATTTAAGACGTCAATACAAAGACGATAAACTTAATAATTATGAAAATATATGCATAACTGAATCAGGTTATTATGCATTTAGGGACGATTGTATTATCGCTGAAGACAAAATATGCCATGAAGTTGAAGACGAGGACGAATATGTATATGACGAAATTGACGAATGTTACATATTGAAAAGGAATGCAAATTATGTACTTGGTAGAAGATTCAACTATTTCACACATGAAGATAATTGCGATTCAAGTAATGAAATATATTGTTATAATGGTGAATACATTACCGACGAATACATGGAATACAATGGATTAGTATTCGACATTCATGGGGATATTTGCCATACAGACGACGTATACTATTGGGAATGCGATGGCGAATACCATCATGAACCAGAATTCGACGAAGACGACGACGAAGACGACGACGATATGGAATCAGCAACAATCAATTCATATTCTTATCGTCCATCCATGAAATTCCATAAATTATCGAATGAGAATGAAAGCGCCCCATTTTTCGGGATTGAATTAGAAGTTGAACGCAAAAATAGTAATGGATTAAAACATAGGTACATGGCGGGATTAATTGACCATGAACATTGGTATTTTAAAAATGACGGGTCATTAACAGATGGATTCGAAATTGTTACCCATCCCATGACGTTTAACTATATTCAACAAGGTGAAAAAACTTTCACCGATTCCATGAAATTGTTAGTTGAAAACGGTTATAATAGCTATGACGCAAATACGTGTGGAATGCACATTCATATCAGTAAAAATAATTTCACCACATGGCATTTATATCGATTCCTTAAATTCTTTGTGGAAAATAAAAATTTCATTGTTGCAATTTCACAAAGGAAAATGGAAAAGTTAAAAAAATGGGCAAACATTGAAGACGATAACGATTCCTCATTAATATATAAGGCAAAGAAAAAAGACGGGAATAGTGAACGATATGTTGCAATAAATTTGAAAAATACCGCTACAATCGAAATCAGGATATTTCGTGGTACATTAAACATAAATTCATTCATGAAAAATATTGAATTTGCACATGCTCTATTTATGTACACAAAAGAGAATAAAGATATTTCATTGGATGGATTCAAATTGTATATTGATTCATCATGTGATTATTCCAATTTAAAAAAATTCATTAACTTAAAAAACTTATAAATTATGTGTATTATTGCCATTCAGCCATTAGGCGTAAAAATCAAAGAATCAACATTAAAAAATTGTTGGGATGCTAACAAAGACGGGGCGGGAATTATGTATGTTGAAAAAGGAAAAATTATTGTTAACAAAGAGATGCATTCGTTTAACGAATTCATGAAACTAAAAAAACATGCGGACAAAGTACATTCCAATATTGTCATTCATTTTCGAATTGCAACCAGTGGTGGAATTAATGACAGAAATTGTCACCCATTTAAGATTAACAATGACCTTTACTTTTGTCATAATGGTATTTTAGATATTGACGTTCCGTTGAATTCAAACATTAATGATACGCAAATATTCAACAACTCATTCATGAAAGGATTGCCAGATAACTTTGTGCAAAATGATACAATCATGGGATTGTTAGAATTTACAATAGGCAACCGAAATAAATTCGTTTTCATGGATGCAACGGGGCAATTTTATATCCTGAATGAGAATGCGGGAAAATGGGACAACGGGGCATGGTATTCGAACGAAAGTTACAAAAGACAATCTTATACATATTACCCGAAAAAATGGGATTTTTACGGAAAAGAAAAAAAGAACGATACATATTCAATCGAAGACGAATTCGAAATGTGTGAATCATGTAATGAAATGCACCCAATAGACGAAATGGTGCATGATAATTATTTCGATATGTTATTTTGTCAGGATTGCAATAAGTTAGTTTTAGAAGAAAAATAATTGTGTGTTTTCTATTGTGTATGCATGTCCTGAAATATGGACATGCTTTTTTAGTTTATGACCTTACCAATAAATAACGCAAAATAAGACGAAATAAGACAATAAAAATATAAAATAATGTAATACCTTTACTAACATATTAAAATGGCTAAAACAGGCTAAAAATGGGCAAAGAATTGATTTTGTACATTAGGTCATGTTATGGCAAAGAATGTCAATGATATTGATGTTGCAACATTGATGTTGTGCCATTGATTTTGCCATTTCATGATCCTATGTCATGCCAAAAATCTGTGCCAAAAACCCTATGCAAAAACCCCACAAAAACCTCGCAAAAATCTGTTACGCAAAAACCCAGCAAAAATCTTTTATGATTTCCTTAACAAAAAACCTACAAAAAACCTTGAAAGATATCCAAAAACTTCCTAATTTTACAAAACAATTATAAACAAAACAAAAAACCTATGAAATTTGAATTTGTACAAGAGACAGATCAGTTATTAAATGACACGATCTATTTTACTAAACAAGATGGCGTATTCGTTAGTGGAAGCATTAGCACTAAAAAAGATATAGCTTATGCTATATTCCAAAAACTTTCCGAAGGATTGCCTCTTAGAACAACAGAAATATTAGAAACAAAAACCTTACAAGAGTAAAAACAAAAAAAATGCTGAAACTAACCCTCGAACAAAAGAAAAAAGGTATCAAAGAAGAGTTTACCTATGTAAACAGTAACGGAAGAATGTCAAAACAATATACCTACAAAGGGATGTATATTACTTGGGATAACCAAATCCTACATGGCAAATGGTATTACTGGAGAGCTAGTTATTACGGATCTTTAGATGCAGCAGTTCAAGGAATAGACAGACATATCAATCACTTTAAAACTAAATAAACAAATGCAAGAGATCACAGACTACAAAAGCCTATTTAAGTATGGCGACATGAAGAAGATTAT